ATTCTGCGTTATCAGAAGAACGTCTTACTCTAATAACATCACCTGTATATCCAACGACTACATATCTTAAAGAAAGAGCTAAAAGAGGTGTTACTATTTCAGAAGGTAGCTGTATCTTCCACTTAGAAAGTCTTCGTAATGAATATCCTGCTACTGCTCCTGGAAATAAATTCAAAATCCCCTTAAACAAGTTAAGAATGATTCTTCTTCGGTCATATAGTTTTCCCATTAGACCTAACATATTACGCTGCGATTTGTTCTAACCAGTACTCGACTCGTGTACCGTTGTTGAATACTTGTAAATACATATCAGTGTTAGCGATAAAGTCTGAACCTAAAATGTTTGTTGCTCCTGTAATTGTCGGTGCTGTTGCTCTGTTAATGAGAATCAATGAACTTCCAAAGTCTACTGAACCTGTAAGTGTGTAGGTTGCTGTGGCATTAGCACTTGCCATGTTGCAGAGGTTTCCTCCTACGTTTCCTAAGTTAATTACTGTTCCTGTGTCAGCGATTGTTTGAGGTGATGGAGTTCCTCCTACTACTTTTAGTTTACCTGTTTCTTCATCTCCTTGTGCCGGATAAGTAAGTCCGTCTGAACCGACAAATAACATTGCCGGTACTCTATTTTCGTCTCGTGGTGCTTGTGCCATATTATTCTTCAATTAAAATTTTTCCTTCCGAGGTGACTACCCAAGGATATGTTAATCCATCTGTTCCTTTAAACATCATACAAGTAACTCTATTGTCATCTCTCGGACTGATTGCAGTCATCGTAAATGATATTGTTGCTGTTGATGATGTTTGCATTGCTCCTGTACTTTCATCGATTGCTATTGGTACTAATGTAACGCCGTCTGTATTCAGTACCCCTAGCCTTGCGTATACTCTGTTTTGATCTTGTGGTGCGTTCATATTTTTCCTTTTTTAAGTCTTTTGATTGATCTTTTAATAGTTTCCTTTTCGTCTTCAAGTTTTATTCTTTGTTTACCTAGCAATTCTTTTTGTTTTTCTAATTCACTAAATTCTTTTTTTAGAGCTTTCTTATCATCGTTGATTTTTTTCTCTAAATGAGAAAGGCTATGAACTTGATTCTCATAATTCTTTTCCCAGAGCGTGTTTTTCTCGCTATAGTCTTTCACTAGTACTTTCAAGTCCTCGTGAGCTTCTCTAATTGACTCCGTATAGCCCGTAACCACTCTTACTAGTGTATTTACCTGTTCGTAGTTATTAGTCGCCTTAGAGAGCATTTCCTCACTTTCTTTAACTACTTTAGTTATTTTGACTACCGTTTGTTTTTCCCTTTCCGCTATAAAACTTTCTTTTTCTTTTTCTATTTCTAAGAGAGTATTTCTAGCTTCGGAAACTTTAACGTTTAAGTCTGCAATATCTTTTAAGGTATCAAATTTTGTTTTTTCTAATGTTTCAATCATAAGCTAATCAGGGAATCGAACCCTGTAAATTGCCTACAACTTAGCTTTTTTGCTACTAAGCGAGCAATTTTTCCAATTCGTCTTTGGTTTTCCGTTTGTCGTGTTGAATTTCTTTCGATTCTAATTCAGCAATAACTTCTTGTTTGTTTTTGAAGCCTGTTGGTGAGATTTTCTTAGAAGTAAGTGACTCGACTGTTTTATTTAATTCTTCAAACTTTTTCATAAGTTTTTCAGTTTCAGTTTCCGTTACTGGTTTTTCTTCTGAATACTCATTCACTAGAATTTTTGAAACTAATGCGTTGATAGTTTCATCACTCAAGATATGCCCTGCTACTTCTGCTGTTGGATCACCTTTTCCAAAAACTGGAGCGGGTATTTTTTTGAGTTGTATTTGTTTTGCTAAGTTTATAGCTAAACGTTTTCCTACATGGTAAGGGAATTGTAATTCTTCCCCTGGTGCAATAGGTTCTCCCGCCTTTCCGAAGATTGAGCGACCGTCATACTTTGCGCCCAAGGCAGGTGTAAACTCAAAGTCACTTATGTTCTTCAGAGTTACCACCTTAAAATCATTTTGATTTGTCATTGATTTTCTTAATTTAATTTAATAACAAAAGGCTTCGACTTCCTTTCGCCAGCTTCAACACTGGATAATAAAACCCATATAGAGTTTTACTACCAAAATTTAAACTTAAATGTTTACGTAAACAAGTGTATTTTGATCTGCTGCTGCGTTAACAACACGACAGAATCCTAGGTTTTGATGGTCAAATGAACCTTCAGCCGTTACAGCCTTGATTACTTGTCCTTCAGTGTCATCACCTGTGGTGAATCCTGCCCCTAGTGCAAGTGCTTCTCCTGCAATAACTCCTCCGTTACCATTCTTTAACACCCATCCGTATTCCCCTGTTGCAAATGCAACTTGAGAGATTCCAGTAGCTCCTTGTTTCGGAGATGTTACTGCTGACTTGTCCACTGTGAATGGGAAAGTAAGAGTAATATCTGAGTCCGCAACGTCTAGAGCTGTAGTAAGCGCTGTAGATTTGTAAAGTGTAAGAGTAGTTGCGTTATTTGTTTCCACTCGGAAAACTTGTCCAACTCCTGTCCCGTCATCTACTACACCGTAAGCTCCTGCGAATGCGTCTGTTGTCCACCCTGCTCCTGCTTCGGTAATGTAGATAATACGACCTTGTTGGTCTGTGTCTGAACTTACTGTGTCAACACCAACTGCTGCATCTGGTACTACTACGTTTCCTGCAGCAATAGCTTCTGCTGCTTTAACGTATACCCATGTTGAACCGTCTGGTGTATTAGCTTGAGTTCCTAGAGCTAATTGCCCTAGTGCTGATGTTGTTTGATTAACATCTTGAAATGAAATTCGAATCATATAGTTCTTTGTCGGGCCTTACGCCCATTATTTTAATAATCTATGGATTACGTTACTGATGCCATAGTTCCTAGAAGTCGAGGATTTGCTGAGCAAAAGTTTCCTGCGAATAGTAGGTATCCAACTTGTGATAGTTGGTCAACTGGTGCTTTCATTACTCGGAAGTTGAATCCCTTTGCTGAAGGCACGTTTCCTGGTACTCCCTTTGGAGTTGCATCAGAAGTTTTCTTAAAGTTAAGGTTACTGTAGTCCTGACCTTTAATGTTAACTCCTTTCATCCCGAAGGCTGATTGGTTTACAAAGTGAAGGTTTCCTGAACGTACTTGCTCATCTTTAACAACTGGTGTTCCTCGGTAAGTTATTGCTCTGAACCCTTGTGTTCCGAAAGCGTTATTCTTTGAATCCATAAGCATTCCGTACTGATCGTAGTTTGGAGCTGCAAATGTCTGGAATGAAGACCGAAGTGTTGGGGTAAGTAGAGATTCGTAAGTAGACCATACTGCCTTAGTTGTAAGAATGATTGAAGGTTCATCCATTCCTACACTTACTGCATCAAATCCAGTTGCAAGTTTTGCCAGAGTCAATGCTCCTGCTCCTGCAAGGTAATATCCATCGATTGATGGGTATGTTGAACGTGATAGTGATCCGTATGTAGCGTAAAGCGTGCTGTCTGAAGCTGCGTTAGCTAGTGAATCCCATGAGTTACCTACACCGTTTCCTGCGTATAGGTTCTCTGACATTACGTTAAGTAATGACTTTGCTTGTGTATCAAACTCAGTATCCATAAGTGAAACGATTTGTTCGTCACCACTGTTAAGAGTTGCTTCGATATCAGCAATTACTACTGGCTTGTAAGCCATCTTAACTTCGAAGTCCATTGAAACACGAGTGTTTTGTCGGTCTGAGTCAAGTTGGTTAGCGATTCCTGTGTTTCCACCGTTTGTCGTGTCTTGGTATTGGATAACAGGTGCGTATGAAGTACCGGTACTCCAATCTTTTGCTGTACGCATAAAGGTCATAAGACCTGGTGTTCCTAAAGTTACTGTATCGTAAACTTTTCCTGGAATCATTTTTCGTGTAACTGTTGTTACTGCTTCTGAAAATTGCATATATTATTTATAGGCTGTTGAGGTAATCAACGGCGCTCATGTTCCTAATACCTGGATTGTACTCGTTACCTTCAACTGAGTTTCCTGAGTCGGGAACTCCACTAACAGGATCAGCATTTCTCTTTTGCAAGTTCTTTACTGTATCTTCTTTAGTCTTGTTGATGGCCTGGTGCATATCTTTCATATTACTATGCGCGCTTGGAAGGTCTTTGAATCCGTATTTAATAGCGTGTCCAAATAGTTCTGAATCGTTAAGTGACGGGTCTAGTTTTTTTAATTCTTCTAATTGCCTAGAGACATCGTCTTGAATATCTTGATGTTTCTGTAATTCATCTTGAGCTTCTTTCTGTTGTCGCTGTTTGAAGTTTTCGTATAGATCGTCATACGTTTCGGGAACCCAATCTTCCTCTGATTTTTCTTCGTAAGCCTTATTATTGTTGTTAATGTTTCCCTTCTCATAATTTGAGAGTTTTTGGGATTTTCGAGTGTAGTCTGAGTTGAGTCTTAAATACTCATCTTTAACTTGCTCTGGTGTAAGTTCTCTACCGTCTGGTAGTTTAACTAATCCGTTATCTTCAGTTTCTGCTTCTAGTGCTTCTTCTGATTGTTTAGCTTCTTCCTCATTGGTTGGTTCCGGTGTTTCAACTTGAGGTTTTTCTGCTTCTTCCGCCGGTAACTCGGCTGTTTGAGGTTCTTCTACCTTTTCTGTATCTGCATCTACTACTTCTGATTCGTATACTGGCATAAATATTTTTAAGACTGATTATTGATTGCTTGGTCATAAGACTGCTATCAATTAACTTGGTCAAATTATTTTATTAAATAGATTTAACGACATTTCGGTCAAACTCTTTACTCTGTTTCTTTGGTAACGTCTACTTCCTCGTTTACTACTGGTCTTTTTAACTCAATCTCTTTCTGCTTATCCTTTCTATCCGCTAGTTTATCAGCGAGGATAAGTTGTGGATTAGCTTGTATATCAATTTGAGCTAATAGCTGAACTTGAGCATCCGCAGGCATATCCTTATAGTTTACCGTTACATTTGGCGGTTTCTCTTCTTTTTGAGGAGGAGCAAGTTTTTGTATTTCTTCTGGGGAAATACCTACTGCTTCATTAGGGTTGATCTTAAACAGTTGAGCGTTACGAGCCATGTCACGAGCGTTTGAATACCCTGCTTCTTCCATATAGTCGATTGGTGAGATAAGTCCTGCATCAACGTCTCTCTGTGCGCGTTCAAGTTTAAACTCTGTATCTACTGGCAATGTCTTACCTGGAATTACTTGAATTTCACTTCCTGTTTCAAAGTCATCTTGAATAAGGTCAATAATCTTCGTTGCTCCTTCTTCTCCCATCCACTTTGCGTAGTGACGTTCAGTGTATCGAGTCTTAGCAAGTTGATAGAACCATGAGAAGGTTTCAGAGTAAACATAATCTACTACCTGTACCATTTCGTTCAGTCTTAGAAATGATTGTTGTATAAGTGCTAGTCGTCCGGCCTTAGTTTCTTGTCCTTCACGTTCTCCTCTGAATGCTGAAGATGCTGCCATGATGTTATCGATCTCGTTTCGAGAGTCTTGCATATCTTCAATAATGAAGTTGGGAAGTGCTACTCCAGTCTCTCGTTGTACTCCGTTAACGACTCCGTCACCATAGATAATTCCTTTCGCTTGATATGCTAGTGACTGAGCTTCTGATTTTGTCATAACACTAGAGTCAACTTTGGTAACTCCATTCATTAGCTCTGCGTTCTGTCCAATGTCTTGCTTTCTCCGGTCAATAGATTCTTGTAAGGGAATAGATAGAGTTATGAAGTCTGTTCTTCCGATAGGTTGGTTTTCGTTATTAAGAATAGTAGCAAATACATAAGGTTTACGAGGTTTGTCAAAGTAATTGAAGTAATAAGACTTAAAGCTAATTGGCTCTGAGTGTCCTTCGTTTGGTTCAATAGATTCTTCACCTTCTAATTCACCGCTTTCTTTCTTAATTCCTTCTGGCTTTTCTCC